CGCGTCCCGTACCCACACTGGCCGAGGCATGGTGAAACGCGTTCGCAACTTACAATACGCGGACAACAGGGACCTACCGGTGCCAGCTCGAAATCCTGCTCCAGTCAACACCAGGAACAGGTACAATGCAACGCGGTTTATCGACCGTGTGTGCCAAGAGCTGGCGGGACCCGACAAGCGTTATGACGTGTCTATATCACACCGCGAGACACGACGGGGTATTCGAGGCGCGCGGATGGTTATCGCGCCAAATGATCTGTACGCTGAGCCACGGTATGATCACATTCAGTCTTTAGATGTGGTCACATTCGTGGATACAGATTATTATGTCACCGATGAGGAATTGTCCAGCTACGCTGGACACCACATGGTGTTGTACTCACTCTGCCCAGACGGTCTGGCGGGGGAGGGACCAAATTCAGCGTGGAGGTTCGTGGATGAAACCACGGTCGTGGAGTCAGTTGCGGGAGGGACTGACTACATACACCCGGTGTGGGATTGGAACCGGGACAAGCTGGTGCTCAGCAGAGGGTGTTTCACCTACTTCTACGAAGTAGTGCAACACGACGTCGGCAGTGCACGCAAGGTTACGGTGTTAATACTCCGCAAGACTGTGTATATCCCATATGCTATCATGAAGGTGATAGTACCAGGGATTGACACATTGCGCCTACGGCGCATGGAGGTGGAGCGACACCAGCGATATTTAGTGGGAATATTTGGTACTCCTGGCAAGCGCAAGGTTAACTTGCTGCCTGTCGGGAGTATCGACATACCTGCTACGAAGATCGATACACGACACTGGGAGGCTTTGGCAATCAAGGCAAAGGGTATAAACCCTGACACCAAGAAAGCTAGCCTCCTACCATCCGATGTGCAGCAATACATGAGGCTGATCAAGGATGAGACTGAGGTAATCAAGAACGACCAACATCTTACGGTCAGCGATTACTTCACGTCGTGTTACCAGAAACCGCGCGAGCTAACTTTCCAGTGCAGCACTAACGCCAGGGGAGAGATTGTCGACGAAGTGTGCGAGCAGGTGATTGAACCCGTAGCACCACCAATTGTGCCACACGCTGTGGCACCTGCCACCTCGAACAACAACGTGGAACGTTCTATGGGCACACGCCTCGCTAATATTATTAACGAAGTACGCTTCGATGATGAAATTCAGCAGTACGCGCGTGAGTTCGCTGCACTCATCGTGCCCGACAAAATGGTCGGGCGATTGGTGCCACTTGACGACAACACTGTCAAGGAAAAACAGAACCGACCACAACAGGTGGCAGCCAGGCGCAACATTACAAAGGACCG